GCCCACTCTGCTGCTGTCATTCCCTCTGCCTTTTGTTGCCCCGCTTTATCCATCACCCAGTCAACGGCTGCACCCTGCTTAACCACATCCCCCTCACCTGTATAATCAGCTTGTTGTACTCCTGACTTGATAAACTGTCCATATTGATCTCCTTTCGGAGCTGATTGAATAGCTTGTACTGCTTCTTGTGAATCTAAAGGCTCATCTGCAAAATCTGCAAATGCACTTATCTGGCCTCTTAAATATGTGTTTAACTGATCGTCCGCTAAACCTTGTAACCCTAATTTCTCTCTCATAAAATCTATATTCTTAGGATCATCTGGATTAACGTTATAACCAATACTAGCCTCTATCCCTAACCCCTTACGCACAATTTGACCAAGTATCTGGTTCTTGCTTCCTCCACCTGTCCATGCTCTAACCTCCTCACCTGTTTTCGGATTTGTAACATAATAACTACCAGTCTTCTCACCTGGCTCCTTCCTATAACTAACCACCATTTCTCCATCTGGTGTTTTTATAGTTGTCTCTTTTCCGTTCTGAATATCCTTTAAAAGCTGTCCACGTTGACTTGCCCCCACTTGCATATCCATTGCTTTTGTCCATTTATCTTGATCATCTAGCAACATCTGTTTTAAACTCAACTCGTGTATTTTACCGTCTTTCATAATCCCATAAGAATACCCAGATTTCCCTACATCATCACTACTGCTAACCAGTCTAAAAATCTCACCCTCATCAGGCATTTGTAAACTATGAGTCCTCTTGCCCACCCCTGCTACTTCTCCTTTTGTATATGTTTGTGTTGCCATATTTTTTAAATTAAATCAGTTAATATAAATGTATCTGTATCTGTAGCTCTACCAATTAAAAAACTATCAAACGTTGCACTTAATAAAGTTGTAGAATCTTCTAAAGTGATATTAGCCTCTGCATCTAAGTAAACATTAAAATTAGGTAGTAAATTGGATTGGCTTTCATCAGTTGACCCAGGCAAGAAGATACTGCCAGTCTCAGCTACCGCCACTGTTTCGGATACCGTTCCTGAATATAAAGAATAATCAAACCCTCCGCAAATCACATTAGCCCCTACTAGAACTGCAAGAGTCCCCTCATTATACTCTGCTATATGGTTCCATGCACAAGTGGAGGTAGATGTCCCAAAAGAAAAAGAATCTCTTGTATATAAATTATTGTTAACACTATCCCAATCTAATATCGTAACGTCTATCTCTGTATCCGTACCATCACCTGTAAAATGATAAATGTGACCTCTACTATATAATATATCTCCATTAGCACTAATGGTGGTAATATTAGCCACATCTAACTCCGTCAACGTTCCTGACGACTCAGAATAAACACCTACCTTCCCTGCTGTAGCTGACCCCTCATCATACAACACCGCAATAACATTATCCTCAATATATACACATACATACCCCCTACTGCTTAATGAAGCGTTAAATACAGCCTCAGAACCCCATGTAATACTTGAGCCTGTAAAAGTAGCCACTCGATACCTTGCGTCCGAAGACCCCGCATCATCATAAACCAGAATATACTTATCATCCTCAATTTTACTCATCCCCAAATCAAAACCACCAGAAACCGAAGCGGTCACTGCTGACGCACTACTGGACATTGTATCCCCTGATACTTCCCAAACCTCTGTTCTATAAGCATTAGCCTGTCCATCGTGCCACGCAAAGGCTATCGTGTTTGTGTTAATTAATTTTGCTATAGGATTCTTATGTGAAGTTGTCCCCAAGTTGCTTATTACATACTGATTAGCGTCTGTAATTGTTGTTCCTGAAACTGTTAAAACATTCCCTAAAACATCATCACCATTAGTTGCACCAGTCATTATCGTAACAAAGGTCGTATCATTAACTCTAACTAAATCAATCTCGTCTGCTGCAATACCTGTTGCTTCTGACAGAGTTTTAGAACTACCATAAGTCACAACCCCATTTGAAATAGTCCCGCATATTGCTGCTGCAAAAGAACTTGTTGCCCACGCTACAACTATCTTGTCATCAGCTAGTTTTATAATCCTTATATTATTAGTATTCCCCCCAGATGCGTTTGTTTGATCATAAATCCCTTTCACTATCTCTAACTTTGAAACTCCTAAATCATCGATCACTTTAGCGGGGTCTCCCGCTGTTAGAGCTTCATTAGCAGGTAAAGATATAGTGTTATTCAAAGATCCCGCAATTGTCACGTTCTGAAATTTTGCACTTCCATCTTTCTTAATCCAAGCAGGAGCGTTATCGTTATCAGCTAACCAATCTGTTTGAGTAGCTCCCCACCAACTATTCCCAGTAGAATCCGTATGAAAAGAATCGTCTGTAGTATCTTCATCAGGGATATGTATTGAACCAGCTTCTAGTGTTCCCCTAAAAGTACCATCATTAAATTCAGCGTCACCACTCCCTCTAATTATCCATCCTGTACTCCCACTCTCAAAATTACTGGAAGCTATGTTTTGATTAATATATAACTTATCAATTGTCAATTTATCTAATGAAACACCATTAGGCGGTAATACCTGATTAATCTGTGACAAAGGAATATCCGCACCTAAATCCGCAGGCATTATATCATCCCTGTTTTCAGCTACTAAAGGGCGTCTGTTTAAGACATAACCCATCTCCCTAAGTGTGTTTCTGACTACTGGCATAGACTTTTGAATCTTTAATAATATCTAAAATATAACCATAAAATGAAAAATATTCTTTCTGACTGCTTTCACTACCCGCTATCTGTAACATTACTCCTGTATCACTAGACACATCATATACATTCATATACTTAGTAAGTTCTCCTAATTTCTTATAAGGGGTTAAAGCTCTAGTGTTCTTATCTAAAATCCTGTATTTCAAAACTAACCCTTGCGCTCTTTCTGCGTAAGCTACTATCTTCTTAATCCCTTTAAAAGAATTTAATTCTCCTAGATGAATCGGAGGCAATTCAAAATTAACTGATATATCATTACCATCATCACTACTAATTAAAGTAGAATCTGTGTGTTTTCCTTTCTCCATAACCTCCCCATCACTCATCCCTATATACTGTTTAATCTTTCCCGAATCATTATAAGGTGCATATATTGTAGGTGTATCCGCATTGTATTCCCTCCATCTCCAAGTTGAGGTTGCAAAGTTAAATATCAATTCACAATTAGAATATGTAACAGAGTTAACCGTAACTGATCCTACTTGTAACCTATATTCCTCATCAACTACACATGCGAAGAAGTTTCTAGGATTGCCGTTCCTTATAAAATCTATAACTGTCCCTGATATGTTTTCTGGCTGCCCCCCTGAGCTTAGCCAAACACCATCGTAATCACTCCAAACTGTATATGTTTTATAATTGCAAATTGTTCTGTGATTGCTGCATCCCACTTGCCAAGCCTTTTTCCAAATGCTTTGATCATATAAATATCCACTATTTTCCGTAAACACAATTAATCTATCCCAATTACTACCTAATCCTGTTATCTGTTCACCAAAATCTACATCAAGAAAATCTGAGGCTGGTGTCCATGTAATAGCTCCCGCACTTGGTACACTACTAAAATAAACTCTAAACTCATATTTAGTACCGCTATAATAACAATGTGCTAAATATAACCTATCTCTATACCTCTTAATAAACTTAGCTTGAGGCATACTCGTAACATTTGTACTCGTGCTAAATGTTGTTCCAGTTAAAGACCCTACAGGCAAAAACACGTTATCAGTTGCATCGTAACCAACGAAAAAACAATATCCAATAAAAGACTCCATTTCTACTAAAGCGTCCTCATACCCTGTCCAAGTACTTGGTATACCTAAGTTTATATCTGTCCAGGTTCCTGCGTTATTATATTTTAAAGTCAAAGCTGTATCTCCTGAATTATTTACAGTAGCTAATATCTTTTGAACTGTAGGACTTTGGTGAAAATCAAACAATCCTGTAATATCCTTCCCCGCTTCAAGAGTATCCCCCACCTGCTTATAACCCACGTCCTTTATCAAAGCTCCTAATTTATAAGTTGGTACAACCCCATTCAAAACTGACGGCTGATTTTCAGCCTGTAAAAATGGCGAAATATTTGTATTTGCTCCCCCTAAAAAATTTAATTGCGGTATTATCATTTGTTTATTATTTACAACAATCACAAGAAGCATCTTCACAACTTCCTAAATTGTCGTCTGATATAAAATTATAATATGTTTGATTATCTATAATAGGCACATCATTAGCTAAAGCGTTATTCAAAACCTGTTTATCAAACTCTTGTAAATAAAAAGCTCCTTTCTCTTCATTCCCTTTTCTCCGCTCTATCCTTGCCTGAATAAATAAATGAAATACGTTAGAAAAAGAAACCTCTGTCTGGTCACTTGCCTCTGTTAAATCATCTAAAGCTTTATACCCTCTTATCTTTATAGGATAATTTTCATAGTCTGCTTTAATAGGCTTGTTTGTAAAAAGCTTTCCATTAAATATAGTATATTTTGTAGGCAAATCTGGACTTACGTTTTGCCAAACAGGATCATCTATTGAATGACTAGAAGAAAAAGACCCAGTTCCACTAGCAGGAATACCAGTAAAAGTATCTGTGCTAGTCTTTCCTGTATATGTAACCTCTTCACTACCAATATACAAAGTTCCACTATCCTCAAACTCTACATTAGAATCAACTGTAATACTCGTATCTCCTGCTGTAACCCCTGCTGCTAACTCAGTTCTTGGCTTATTCTCCATCTCCTCATCAAACTCTTTTATAGTAATCTTTTGTAACGGCTTCTTTGACCCCAATTTCACACTTATTATAGCTCTATCTGAATCAGTATATTTCAACGAGGTTGTCATCCCTGACAAAGCATACTCAATCTCATTCTCACTTACTGTTAAACTTGTGTCTTCAACCACTTCAAAATCCCAATCTACATGCTGTAAATGTCCACTTACAGGATCTTGATATTTATACTGTGTTATCTGTTGTTGACATTCATTAGCCCATTTTACGCACATGTCTAAAGTAATATTTTTATCATCTAAAACTGAATCCGTTTCATCTAAAGCATGTTCAATCATTTTAATTACATGACTTTCTGTCCATCCAGTCGCAGGTATGTAATCACTCGCTGCACTATCTGTAGTGCCATCTGTAAATTTAACAAAATAATAAGCATAAGTTGTATCAGTAGATATTAAAGTGTATTCAGAATAAACAGGTCTATCCCATTGAATACTTACAGCATCAGCAATAGGTGTTGTTATCGCATCTACAGAAGCAATAAGAGTACCTGCTCCTCCATCTGTAGCTGCCCCATAAATCTTAATACCTCTCTCTTGTATTCTAGTAACTGGACTATCTAATTCGTGTGCAAACTTTAAGGTATTTGTAACAGTTAAGGATGTACCTCTTGTCACCGCTCCATTAACATCTCCCTCCTCTGTTCTATTATCTCCTATCTCTCCCACAATAAACCAATCATTATCTTCAAAGCCATTGTTATCACTTACCGTCATTGTAACCCCACTTGCTGCTATTTGTGCTGCTAATTGCGTACGAGGATACTTAGATATATTAGGATGAGCTACTTGTATTGTCGCCCCATCTATTCCTAAGATAACTGGTTTCTGCATTATTTTAGATGTACTCATTATTTATCTGTTAATAATTTTTCAATTTTATCTAGTTTTTTTATCATTTCTTTCATCGACTCCTTAATCACAGTATGCTGCCTCCTGTTCTCCATTTGATAGATCTCTATTAATTCCTTTAATTCTTTCATTTCACTGCTTGTTTAATTTCTTGTAAAGTTATGGTTATGCCTGCTAGTTGAGCTTCAATGCTTGCTAACTTAACTTTAACCTCTGTCCCTGTAGTTTCGTTTTCGTCAATTTGTACCTGCATTTTATTTAATTCTGTTGTTATATGCTCCATCCCTATCTCACATGTTTGTAATTTATCCCACATTTTTCCTCTTTCCGCTGCCACATACCAAGTCATCGAGATACAAAATATTAATACTCCTATTATGCTTCCTACTGTTATTTTAACTACATTGTTTTTTATTGTTTCGCCCATTATTAGACTGTTAAGATTATTGAATAGATTTTATCACCTGCCACCGCATCAATCTGTAAGTTATTAGTATTCTTTGTTAAAGTAGCACTTCCTGTTTCCTGAAAAGTATCAGTAGTAAATGAACTCGCGCCCTCAAGCGGTGTAGTAACCTGACCATCAGTAACACATAATAAGTGCTTACCTGTTGCATCTTCACCAATTTTCCATGTACCAGTTTCAATTCGCCATCCGTTTAATTCCTGGCTTGTTGCCCCTAAACTTACTGGTGCATCTTCAAAAGTATTTTTATATACAGGGATATTTTTTGCATATTCACACAATTCCGCTCTATCAGCATCACTTAATATGGAATTGAAAATCCCACAAGCTGCTACCCTAATTCTAGCTCCATTTGCTGATAATCCAGTTCTAGGATTATCCCCTACAAAACTCTCATCTCTATCAAGATTTATAGGGTATTCTGTTTGCGTATCTTGTAATACACCATCAAGGTAAAACTTGCTCTCTGTACTTGTGTTGTTATAAGTAGCGATTAAACAGGAATATCCGGATCCAGTAATCGAAGCAGATCCTTTTACATTGTTTTCAGAAGTAGTAAAACATCGTGCATAAGGTATTCCATTAATATCGATAAAAATACCATCTCGCCCTACTCCTGTACTAATTACAGCAGATGTACTAGAAGGGTTAGAATTCAACTTAACTAAAGCCCAAATAGTATAATCAGTTAAATCTGTAGGGTTTAAATCCCATTCTGCGCTACCCTCTTTTTCGCCTAAAATATCAAACTCATTTCTAAAGACTCCTCGTGCGGGGATAATTCCACTTGTTGTCGTAGTTGGATTCCCAGTACCTAATTGTGATAATAGTTTGTTAGAATCAAAAACCCCATTAAAGAAAGCATCATCTTGATCTCTAAGTGGAGAAGGATAAATAAAGTTTTTCTTTGCTAAAGTTCCTATATGTGGCTCTTGCCTCCACTCTGCTACTGATTGAGCAATTTGTTCAGTAGTTAGAATAGTATCGTAACCTTGAATTTCTAAAATACGTCCGTCGATAGTTCTACTTCCAGTATTATTATTACCTATAAAATCGTTTGTTGTAGCTGTTGCAGGCGTTCCTGCGTCTTGATCTGCTGCACCACTTAATATTCCGTTTATATATAGATTTGTAACTCCTGCACTTGTGCTAGTAAAGGCTAGGTGATAAAAGTCTGTACCATAATCTATTACATTCCCAGAGTCCACAAAAGTAGACCCATCCCTTGCCACGTTAAAACCTCCAATAGTAGAAGTTCTTACATCTAATTTTCCGTTAAAAAACAATCTACCTACATTAGACTCTCCCCTACTTTCTAAATTCACTATAGCTATAAATGAAATGTTGCCTGCCCCAAAACCCGAAGTTCCAACATCCAACCGTCCAGAGTCACCATCATATTTTAAACATCTTCCATATCTTGAGTTCAACCATTGGATATTATTTGTAACGGTTGCGGTTGTACTATTTCCAGTTTCATCCAAAAGTCCTCCATTCCTGAAGTTCCAATTTCTTACTAAATTTGCACTGTCTTTTATACTCATACATTTAATTTGTTAAACAGATACGCTGTCATCCACCTTGCTTGTCGTGAAGTCAAAGCTTGTGGGAATAAATAGAAATCTAAGATTGACCCTTTCAAATATCCACCGTTAAGAGTCTGATAAGCTCCTAAAACTAAATTCCCACTTTCAGGAGATAAATCACCATTCATTGAGGCTGCTGTTGTTGTGTCATCTAATATCCCATCTATATAAATCTTTGAATTAACCCAATCAAAAGTCGCTACTATTACATGAGTTCCGCCAACTATACTTTGTGTACCAGTAGCTAAAGAAGCTGCATCATTTGAATCTCTAACCCTAAATTGTGCTATTCCACCGTTAAAGAGTAGATCAAATCCTTCTGACCCATTACTCCCTACCGTCAAAAATCCTGCCTTTGTTTTTGCTACTATCAAATCACCACTTCCATCATCAATCATATCCTTAACCGCTACAACTAAACTAAAAGGCTCATCATTATCAAATTCAAATTTGTTACTATTTGTAAGATATAAATAATCTCCGCCATCAAGATTAGCACCATGAGGATTTAAAAATGTTGGAAAAGTTGTCGAAGTCGAACCATCCCCTACAATTGCATTAGCTAAAGAAGTACCTAGATTTTCCGTAACCTCATTACTACCATCATTAAATCTACTTCTTAAAGGTAAATAAACTGCTGCCTTATTAGCATCAACTTCGTTATAAGTATCGTTTTCAAAGTCGTCCAAAACAGTTTCTGCACTCCACGCCTCAGTATAAAGTTCAACCCTGTAAATAACTCCATCAAAATAGGTTGTTTCTTTTCCAATATCTAAAGCCGTTGCGTCAAAAGCTGTATCCGTTGTAATTACAATAGTACTCTTTGCTGTTGTTAAGGTGCTTGAGGCTACACCGTCCACATAAATAGTTGGACTAGAAAAACCTGTGGCTGTAACCGTTCCTGCCCCCACCTCAATAGTATGAGTACCACTATCTAAATTCATTATATCCTCTGTAGTTGTAGTAGCCTCAAGAGTTATCTTTACCGTTTTAATCCCCAAAAATGGGTCTGAATATGTAATATTCTGGGTAGTTCCATTTAAGGTAACACCTTTATTTATAGTTGGGGAATTGTTTATAGTTCCACCATTCTGCGTAGTTGTATTTGTATTAGTAAAATCTTCTCTAAATACCTGCCTATCTCCCATATTTTTTGGATACCTATACATAATTATTTAGTTATTACTTCTGGTATTACTTCCTCAACTTCTAGCTCTATTGGAGGATTAAGTTGTAAACCTGCTTTCTCACAAACATCTTTCAATTGTGCAGATGTGTAATGAACGTTATCAGCTACATAAAAAGCTTCCACTCTATCCATCAACTCCTTTAAAGACAAAGCATCCTCACCCAATAATTCAATCGCCTTAGCAATTAATTCAGCCTCTTTCTTCTCACTAATCTCTAACACCCCTCCCTCTTTTTCAGGCTCAACATAATCTGTTGGTTTAATTTTTTCCATGTTTAAGTTTGTTAATTATAATGTTTTATTTGTATGTTCATACCATTCCATCGCAAAGTTTATATATCCTGCTGCTGTTGCTATTGCCCTTAAACAGTATAAAGCGTTTTGTTTCATTATGAGTTCGTTGCTCCTATCCGCCCTGCCTGAATCTTTCCCTGCCCCACTTATCCCAGAACATAATAATGTTGCACCTGTCACATCTGTATCAGCATTTGCCCCTGCTAGATTTGTTTGCTTCTCAAATTTCATTGTTGTACCTGATGTATTAGATGAGTTTCTATTATTATTAATAGGAGTAACAGTATTGGCTAATGGAGTAGTGGCTACCGCTTTTTCATATACATTCCATTGCGTTTCGCTTTCTGTTTCAATCCTCCATGTCCAATGAATCCATTTTGTCGTATTAGGCATTTGCCATGTAAAATCAAGCACGTTATTTATAGCCAAATCTTGATACCCTCTAACAGAATAATGACTTCCACTATGCACCTCATGATGAGCATAATCTATGATTATACCTGCATGAGTAGTTGTATCTATCTGTGTTTTGCGTTCGCTTGCTTGCATATTATTATTAATTATTTATCCTACTCCCATCATAAGGGCTTTTATACCTCCTGCCACCCCAGATGAAACGTAAGTTTTAAAGTTTAAATCTCTTCCTGTATCTGTCCACGTCACCCCATCAGAAGCCCTATAACTTTCTCCATTAGCATAGCCTTGATTACTATCGGACCCCCAAGCCATCCTGTTATCAGAGTCTACCGCCCCAGCCCTAACTACAATTTGTAGATCATCATTCACCGCAAACTCAGGAGACCCAGTAATTAAGATTTGCTCCCAACTATAAGAAGTATCTAAACTCGAAGGATCAAGAGCCGTTTCATCAGAAACTAAAGCATCAGGGTTTTGTGATCCGTCCACACTCCAAATCCCCACGTAGAACGTCATTGTAGGCGTACCTAACTTTTTGAGATATAAGTCTACCGCTTCTATCTTTCCCGCAAGGCCACACTTAACCCCTTGTGTTGCATAAGTAGTATTTGAATTTGCCCCACAAGGCCAATCACCATCATTTGTTGTAAAACTTTGATCTAAAACCATTTATAATTATTATACTGATACTAATGCGTAAGTAAGCCATCCATCAACATCACCGCCTGTAATGTCAATTTCTAAATCTTTATTTGTCCCAAGTTTCCAAATTGGCATTGAAAAATTCCCCGATGGGCTTGATGATAATCCCCCATATTGAGCGAAAGGCATTACTCCTGTAATAGCAGTATCATCTTCATCCTGAAAGCTTACAGTCACTCCATCAGCTCCGCATGAGAAAGTAACCCCATACACCCATATTTGTTTAAGGGCTGCACTCGAAACTAAAACTTGATCAGCTCCTGTAGTAAGATTAATAGATACTTGCTGGATAGAATCTATTGTAGGTGAACCATCGCCTACTATACTACCTGTTTGTGAATTTACACTATTTTGCATGATATTTTATTTAAGATATAAAACACTAATTTTTAAAGAGGGACTGCCCTTGCTTTAATAATCAATGTGTTTGTTGCACTCGCACCTCCAACAAATTTGAACCTTACATATCTAAAATCAAGGTTATCTAAAGAGGCTGCCATTTGAGTTGTAGTACCGTTACATGTGTAAGAATTAACCCAAGCATTAGAGAGGTTGTCAAAGAAATATATCTGTTGCCAATCTCCGCTAGTAGTATCCTCATCATTAGTAACCTCAACCGTAAGAGTGTTAAGCTCTGCATCCCCTTCAATTATCTTCCCTGAAAAGCTCATAGATTTTAAAGTGTCCATTGAAACCCCTGTACTTGCTGGATAATAAGTTGGCCCCGCTCCCACGTTTGTAGTATCTACATCCACAAAACTATTTTCATAATGTGAATCTAAAGGGCTTACCTCTGAAGCTTTATCGGAATCTGTGGCTGCATCATAATTAGGACTCACTACTGGAAAAGAACTAGCTGCTGCCTCTTGGCCTAAATCAACAGAAGTCCCGCCAATCTTTATAAGATCAACCTTATCACCTCCACTACCTCCACTTATAGGAGACTTGTAAGAATAGTTAGCTGTGTCATCAGCTACATTTGCTGCTGCTAATCCCCATACTGCACCATCTGCATGATCTACCCAATATTGACCATTAGTTTTCATCCACTTTGCCATCTCTGCAAATTTCTCTGTAACCGTCATCCTCCTCCACTTATCAACCTCAATCTCTATATCAAGTGCTAAAGCGGTTGTAAGAACAGTCCCAGTCACAAATTCAAAACTAGAGTCCTTCATATCCCCAACCTTATCTTTAAAACTATTTAAGAGTCCATCATAATCAAGTTTCGCATAAATCATTGTTCCTGCTGCCTGACCTGTTGCTGATGCTAAAGCCCCTGAGTTATCATATTGAAACGTAACCGTTTCAGCCGATACATCTTCAACAACTGACGCATCATCAACCCTTTTTACTTTTAACGGTGATCTTGACGTAACATCCGCCTGGTCACCTAATAATTGTCCCATGTTAATTTTTATTAAAGAATATATTTCTCTAATCTGTTTAAGGGGAGAATCGAGTATCACCTCGACCCCTTCCCCTACTTAAACAGATTATTCTAAAGAATAAGTAACCCCATCTAAAGTAGTAATACTCTTTCCATTAGCTGAAACTTTTCCCTCTACAAATTTTGTAGGTTCTCCTTCCTCGTCAAAACAAACTCCTTTCTCTTCAACTTTTAAGCGGGGATCAACTTCAACCTCCTTTACTACTTCAACCTTTTTTACCACCTTAGTTTTTGGTACTAGCTTCTTCACGACCTTCTCCGTTTTTTTCTCAACCTTTTTTTTAGGCATAATCAAACTGTTAAATACTAACTATTAAGCTGCAAGCATCATTGCCCCTGGATCTACTGGTTCCCATACAGCCGTCCATTTTACCGCACCTGTGTTAGAAGCTGCACACTCAAGCTCAAGTACCCCTGCTGTCAACACTACTGCTAAAGCCTGTTCTGGCACTGCGCCTGACGCTGTATTTATCAAAGCATCTGCGAAAGTTCCAGTGATGGTATACAAGCTTCCATCCGCATCAGCACTAATATCCAATGCTGCACAAATATCTACATCTGCACCCACTGTAGGATTAATTTTTAACAAAGTATTATTAGCTTGTGTCTGGATTACTGTTGTAACTTCACCAACAATTTGATGCACCTTTACCTTTCCAGTAATGGTAAATAAAGATCCATCAGCAGTTTGAGGTAATGTAGCGATATTAGTTTGAGTGACATAATGCCCTGCTGCATTTGACGGCAATAAAGGATAAATCCCTACACCTTTTGTCGCTGCACTCTCTAACTCTGTTTCAGTTAAAGCAGTTGCATAAGACTGATCTAAATAAATTATATCACCGTTTCCTGCTGTACAAGCTGCTAAAGCTGCTGTTGGAGTAGCATGTAATCTATTTACACCGTCATAATCAGGAGGAAAAATATCTGACAATCTATTATAGTTATTCCCCGAACTTGACGCTGCTACTACAAAAGTTTTTCCCCCTACAGGGGTTGACAGAGAATGAGCTTGTAATAGCCCATATCCAGAATTTATATTATAACTCATATTTTCTTTTGTTATTGTCTATTTCCTTACCACCACCCACCGAGGTTCTTATGTTGCTCTAAGGAATAAACGGAAATAAAATTTTACGGACAACTTCCTAATACACCTCTAGCTACAACATGACAAATACCCCATGATGCTCTAGTTCCAAATGTCCAGTTGTCGTTATGGATGTCTTCACCGTTGTTTCCTGTAGCTGGTGTTTTTAGATTAGGTGCTTCCCACATTCCAAGATACCCTTGCCATTCACCTGCTGCCACATAAAACCACCATTTAGCTTTTGTTGAATCATAAGCTCCTGTAGCTGTAGTAGCCAATCGAGGCAAGATCACGTGACGTGCAACTCCTTGATAAGTATTAACTACACCTGAGTTGTTTTGTGTTGGGTCTGTAGTAGATCTTAGGAAAGTACGAACCGCATCAACTGTACTAGGATCATCACCTGTTACAATTGTGTTGAAGTTCATAACACGTCTTTCATTGAAGTTGCTAACAATTTGAGTATTAGCTCTTTCTCTAGCCACTTCAAACGCTCCTTTTGAGAAAGCTGGACTTCCAGTAATTACAGTTGAGTAAGTACTAGATGATCCTGTCAAATCCTGTGTTGAATCAACAAGTGCTGTTGCTGTTGTTGATCCACCAGATACATCAACAGTTTCCCCATCCATATCTGTATAAGATGTAGAAGTTGCGAATGTAAATCTGTGTGTAAGATCTAACGCCATTCTCTGAGGACAATATTTTGAAAGATTTGTAAGACGGTTGATAATCTCTTGGTCTTTACCCACGTTACGCATTTCCCAAGTAATATCAATTTCAGCTGCAAACCTTCTCATTGTACAAGTTTTTGACCATCCTTTGATAGCCTTAACTTTTGAAGCGTCCCCACCTTCAATTTTATATCGAGCATAAGTTTCTCCATCATACTCATCGAAAATTCTTCTGTCTCCTGTGTGCATTGGCACATTTACAACCTTGAACAAACTTTTAGCTGGCTCAAGATCTTCCACTAACATCTCACCTTTTGCATGTACTCTATCAGTAGTATCTACAAAGTCTGAGAATGAAAGTGATGAAATTAAACTATATCCACTCATAGATCTAAATTGTTAAATAATAATTTTTAGTTCTCTACTCCTAAGGTAGGATTTAATCGGAATTTCCCCTTTGATGCTGACTCAAACCCTGTACACTCAACCACATCATAAGTAGATGCTGCCTGTGCAACTGTCAAGGCTCCTGCTGCAAAATCAAATTGATCCCCTACCATTGCTGCTGTAAGCGTTCCTGTAACGTCACCATAAAATTCAGCGCTCCAATCACTAGGGCAAAGTACATAAATAGCAGATGTTGTAGTGTCTGTAGAGGCTTTTGTTGTCAAACAAATACCCTTAGTATTAACTTGAGTACTTGTAGCAACTGGCACATTATCAGTACCATCATTGTAAATCATCATTCCAGGCGCATAAGCTGTAGACGCTTTTGATGGCATCTTTCTCATGTTCCATTTACCTGTAGCTGGTTCAAAACTCATTTTAGTTTTGGTTAAATAAATTAATAAAAATTGAGGTATGCGAAAACCCCTTACGCACTTATATATGCAACCAAAAAGGCTACATATACCTGTAGCCCCGTAACGAGGGTGCTATGTCGAAAGTCTGTCTATATCACTAGCACGTTTTAAGCTAAAAGTAAAGACTATTTTATAATTACCTCTGACTTAACAACTCCTTTTATGCCCTTGTCATACTCATATTTATAATGGTGCATCCCTTGTATAAGATCCCCATAAAGCTCACACTTCTTAAAATCTTCCTGTGTTAATCCAGTATTCTTGTGTTTATGTGCATTAACTTTCCTCAACTTAACGACCTTATCCCCTATATCATGTTTTAAATCTTCAAATATCTCACTTGGATTCTTTGATAAATCTTCTAGTCTATAAATAAAATCTGCATAAGGCTCAATCATCTGGTTCCACTTAGTCCAGAAATAAATATATCTATCTAAAAGACCAAACAGTCTTATTTGAGGTAGATATAATTCTACAAATCTTGTACCTGTATTCCCTCTAAAAGAATGTTCCTCAAAGAAATCTGACATTATTAAAGAATTTATGTGTGCTATTGGCTCTCTAACTATCTGTATAATAACCCTGTCCTTCCCCTTGTATTCATGCAAAAAAGGCGCAGATAACCAAGAAACATCCCCGACCATTCCATCAATCCAAGTACCACCATTAGGATTGCCAAAATACGTTTCATGCCCCATTGGTAGACCACCTTGAGTTAATAGATCTGCTAAAAACATTGTCCCACTACGAGGACATCCAGCTCCTATTATTTTTGGAAAACTATTTTTCATTCTTTAAATGTTTATCAATTTGTTTAAGTGTTATCTCTTCTCTTTCTTTTCCCCACAAGTTTTTATTAGCCCTCTTGTAACTCTCATCAAGTGCATCATATACTGTCTCAAACAACTCATTCACAGAATTATAAGCTGGTACGGCCAAGATCAACTCATTGTCTAACTCTATAAAACCATCTAAATAATCCTCATCACCTAACAAGACTTTCTTATCAAACAACATTCTAGCTAATCTTTGACATATTTCCTCACACTTAAAATCCCTTTCTTCTGTCTTACCTTCTGGCACTTTCCCCTCTAATCTATCTAATCTACTCAACGCTTCTTTAGCTTTCTGTTTCTTATCCTTAATCTTCACATCTTCCATCAACTGCTTACGCTCGTCTTTCCAGTTATGCACTTGTCTAAGTAACCCATCCGCTACCACATCAACAAAAGCCTTTCTAACTTTCTCTATCTCATGACTCTTAAAATCTATCTTGTTAAAAGTCTTTTCCACAATCTCAATCGTTCTAGCTTTAACATAATTCGTACTAAACAACTCTATATCAGCCTCTAGTAAAAGCTCTAACGCTTTTAAGACTACTGGCTCCAATCTCTTTAATCTCCGCTCTTTTGTTTGTTGTTCTAATTTTTGTTTATCCATAATTTTACATGTTAAGATATTTTGCTTCTGCTTGAAACTCCTGACCATTGTCACGTTTTAAAGTAAACACTTCCTCATACCTCTCAACAGTTAAAGGCACTTCAAATCCTCCTGATGAGTCTCCCATTGGATTAAAATCAACTCTTCTAACCTGATAATTGTCTTTATTCTTAGGTGTAACAATAACTGTACCATCTGTCTTCACCATCTTCTTTCTATCATTCTTAACAATCTTAACTTTCTCAACATCAGAAATTTTTACCAGTTGCCTTAAATCAACATCCTTAGTCTCTGTTTTTCCATCTGTATATAGCAATTCAATCCTATAAACAATTTTATTAAACTTATGCTCTTCTTCATTCCACTCATCCTTTAAGTAATCAGCCTTGATTATCAACCCTTTTTCTTGATCTGCTGACTCTTGCCACAGTTTAAAAGTCGCTGTCTGTAAAGCATTATCCGCTTCGTCAACCTCTGACCATTCACCAAACTTCCCATATAATTTTTTGTTTCCGTCCTTATCCTTTGACATATACTGCTCGCGCACCGCTTTCTCTGCCACGTCTTCCAAAAGTTTAGACAACTCTGACTTACTTAAACTAATCTTTTCCTCAGTATTCTCTTTTGGCTGACTAACTGTAGGCTTAGGCATATTTGCATCAGCTCCATCATAACTATTCTTAAAATTAGAATATTCAACCCGCTCATCTTTATTAAGATTTTGCCACCCCTTATTCTTTAATTCTTTATATCTTTCTTTTGACATATATTATTTTGTTAAATTATTTTTTATCTAAATCTATACCAAAGCTATCTTTTAAAAGACTCCGACCCTGTTGAGTGTCTGTAAATCTTTTCCTGCTAGACCCCTCAATATGTGTAGTAGTAGGTACAAACTTATTTAACGGATTAACCTTTGCACTCTCACCCTTCAAAAGTGTATACGCTTTCTGATACCGTTCTCGCAATTCTTGAGGTGTTTTAGGTTCACCATAAAAAGCTATAGACTCTTTCACCCCTAACTCTAGCCTCTTTTTCAAGTCATCATCAGCTCCCACTCCATCAAGAAAAGCATCTTTAGCTTCATCCATTCTGGCCTGCTCTGTAGCCGTAAGCTTCCCCTCTATCTCACTCATCTTCTCAACTAACATCTTTTCCTTCTCGTTATATTTCTTCAACATTTCATCTTTCTCCGCCTTAGTTGATTCTCTGAACTTCTTAAAGTTCAACTCTTTTCCTGATAACTTCGCTAGCTGTTCCTCCTTCTCAGCTAACTCTTTCTCAAGTTCCTCAGCTCGCTTCGCCTTTTCTTCTAACTCAGCAAGCTTTTTATCCGCTTCCTCATCTGAAACCTCTTCATCTTTTTCCGCCTCTTTATCTCCCTCATTATCCATTTCTGGATCTTTTTGGACATCTTCATCTTCTGGCATAAATTAATTGGTTATAAATTAAATTGGTTCATATTTATCAAACTTCTCCTGCTCAGGTCGTGATGACCACGCCTTTAAATACTCTTCTGCTTTTAATATCACATTAATTCCAAACACCGCCGAATCTCTTAATTTCTCACTCTCACCCTTACACACAAGAATATCAACATAAGGCTTGATTAAATCAACCATAAAAAAATAAAAAGCGTCACTATTCACAAATGAATAAGCCACGTTTGAAAATTCTTTCTTCTGGTTTTCGTCTATCTCTATATCAAAATTCCTTTGAATCCCTCCAATATATAAAGTTTTTATATCCTGTCTACAATACTTGTTATACAAGTATGCTATTAGTTTTCTCATATTGTTACGCACATTCACGCAGTGCGATACGATTTATTTTTCTATCAACTTTCCTAAGTGTGAAGCTGCTAAAGCCAACCCCCTTGAAGCTTCTCTATACGAATTATATTTTTTCCTATCCTTTTTAGGTAGGCTTTGTATTTGTGTAAAATTTATCTCTCCAAACTCATCAATAATATCCGCCTGTAAATCCTCAGATTTTAATTTTAAATCATCTTGTAAATCTTTTATTTTTTTATCATTAGCCATTTACTAAACTATTAAGAGATAAATCTGGTTGAGCCTCCCCGGCTCCTCCCCCTGTCAACTGTGCTGCTAATTCATTAGGAATAGGTTGCCCTCCCATTTCAGGTGGCATTCCACCCCCTTCTTGTCCTGGCATCCCTGGCATTTGAGGCATCTGCGGTTGAGGTGCTTGCCAAAACTGTTCAGGATTCTCATCGTTAAGTAAAGCCATTCTATCTGCTGCATAATCCACATTAGGCATTTTCCCAAGAGGTGCAAAGATAGCCATAACTTTCTGTAAAAATTCCTCATACTTAGCTGCCTTAAGCATCCCTGTTTGTTTCTCTGTAGGTTCAATATTAACCTGCCATTTGTATTTTAAACTCTGTAAAACTTTCGGATTAATATAAGTCTTTCTGATCTTCTCACCTGTATAATACTCTGTAACTTCCTCCTCAGCCATCACTTGCTCAGGTTGAGGCAAAGGCTCTTTGTCTGTCATCTCAATAACTCTACGCCCCTTCTGTCCGTTCTCAAACTCATCCTCAACATCAACTGTTCTATACTCATTAACCTCTTCCAGCTTACCCTCAACCTCTTCCATCCGCTTGTCAACAGGCTTAGTCCAGTTCCTTAATATATTATATATACGCAACCACGCCATCCTCTTCTCAAGATTAACTACCCCTAACATCACCATTCCAATCTTAACCATTGATTGCTGTTTCATTTCTACAATCTCTCTAGCTGTAGTCCCTTTCGATGCTTGCTGCCCTTCCATAATTGAGGCCATAGTTTTGCTATCTATAACCTGCTTAATAAATTGAGTCATATTGAACTCAGCAGGGGTAACACCTGTAGCCTCTCCAATCTGTTTAATCTTATCTGGATCTAAATTCTTCCAAATAGTCCCTGGCAAATATATCTTTGAACTTATGTTTTGCCCAGTATTATTTACAATAGGAGGCTTAAAACTCTTTCTAGTTTTAACCAACATCATTTTAAACATCTCATCCATCATAGCCTGATCCATTCTAGTTTTTGACCCGATGCCCCTTGAATAAAAGAAATTAGCACTTATAGGTTCAGCATCTCCTTTTGAAATAGGATACTCACACACACCAGTTAAAGCACTCAACGGAAACCCAGCGGGCAACATCATCACACCGTTAAGCATAATCATAAACTCATTCTTCCACTTATCGAAATATTTAATCTCTTCAACAAAATCCACCTCAGTTTTAATCATCTGGTAATCATCATAATCTCCTGAATCCTCATTACCTGCTGTATAAGTCAACTCTTTTGGGACATTTTTCCAACGTGTCCATTCACCATAAACCGCTTCCATCTCTGCGCGTGTTCGCCTACGTCTTAAAACAATATACGGCTGTAGTTCAATATGAAACTCTCGCATATTCCCTGGAAACACATCAAGCCCACACAGCATAGAAGAATTACAATAACTATATGTCTTATTCAATTTCTCTTTCCATTTAATTTTCTTAGGGTCAATCCCCTCACTCCAATCTAAATCATCTAAATCCTTTTCAGGAATCTTATATTCCACTAGCTGCTCTTCAATAAACACGTTCCCCATTCCAGCTAACTCTTTGTAAATCAACGGCCTCTTGTCTTCATACTCAGGCATCTCTAGCCTTCTTGACTTACGCACCATCGCCTCCATCGTTTGCCCCAGCTCAACATTCGCTTGATCTTTATCATCAAACGCCGTTAAGTCAGCCTCAAGATTATAGTTCAAAAGAGTCGCAACTAAAGTATTGTTCTTTTCCCTTGTAGTACCAGTCACAACTTTAACATCCTCCTTATTCTTTTTAGGCTCTATATAAGCCTCAATAGCCTTCTTTGACTTCCACCACCATGTTTCATAATCCATATCATCAAGCTCAACCCATTTCTGTTGACGCTGGTTGTTTGCATGGTCGCATCGCCTAATAAGCATATCTCTATACTTCATCTCTTCCTCAGAATATTCCACTCTAGGAATAAAGTTTTCCTCATCGGTATGCCCTTTTGCCATATATAAAAGTTGTTTTTTGGAATAAGAGTACTAACTAATAGCTAGCATAAAAAAGGAAATAAGTCAATTTAAATAGGATCATATCTATCAAACACTTCCTCGACTGTTTCCTGTACAACTACAGCCCCTATAAAGTCTGGCTCTGAAAATGTCAAAGACAAAGCATCCGCAACATCTGGACTCTGTATGCCTTCCTTTCTCATTTTTTCCTTTGACATAATTTGAATACGGTCTTTACTTCCACCACGCTTAAATCTAATTGATAATAGCTCAAGCCACGAACTGTCCCTATTCAACTCGCCACCTGACCTAAGCCACTCCTTCACTCTAAAATAAACCTCCGCCCTCAAATTCATAAAACGCTCTTCATCTTCTGGCTTATTCCCAACGTTAATACCCTTCACATACGCACCAGAAATAGCTAATTCCTGCACAACATTAGCCCCTACCCCAAAATTATCTACATACACATCATGTGCCTCAACATTATATTTAGCCATAATTGTCAAAGTCTTCTGTGCAATTCCCTTGGGTGTAGATACATTTTCAGAAGCCACTCTAACCGCTCTAAATTTATCTCTAACGCACCAAACTGTTTTATTGGAACCTTCACCCGCTGGGTCAACTCCAAGACGTGTGAGGGCTTTAAAAGGGGCACCTTTATCAAAGTAATGCAAGTCGCTTTCTGTCAAGAGCGGTACATAACCAAGGTCGTCAACTGCATCCGCTTTAGGGAATAGTCCTGATACTCTAACCCTGTACTCATCCTCGTCTATTTGATATTTAGCCTTCATACGCTCTACATAGCCATCCTCAACGAGTGGTGAGTTTTCTGAGCTGAACTGTAGTGTCTGCCAAAAATCCTTATCTTTGTGATGTGTATCGTAAAAATATCCTATCAATCTTGTTGGGTTCGAACAGAGTATAACCAGAATATTCCCACCAGTTAAAGCTCCTTCCATCGTTTGGAATATTGGAAGTGGTACCGCGGAAGCCTCATCTGCGATATATAAAACATGCTCGCCATGCACACCTGCTAACGCTTCTGGATTCTCTTTCGCTGCTGTCTTAGCTCTAGCAAACCACGTTTCTGGACTCTCTTTGATCCTAACGTGGCCGTGTGTGTGTTCGTATAAATTACCAATCTCTTTTGGCATTTTATTAATCCATAGCGACACTTCTTTCCAGAGCACGTCTGACATTTGTGCGCTAGTTGGAGCGGTACACGCTATTTGAGATTGATAAAACGAAAACAAATACCAGAGTATCAGCCACGACAAACAGCTTGATTTGCCTATTCCATGTCCTGACGCAACAGATATGCGAGGTGGAGCTTCGCCTTTCATAGCTTTTTCAACCGCTTGTAATATCTCTAACTGTTGCGGTGATATGTGTTTTCCTTTCACAAAAAACTCCCCATCTTTGAGGGGGTTTAGATTAAACATCGCCTCTACAAACGGAATAGGTGATAATTTAAATTTACTTACCAGTTGAAGATATTTTTCCATCAAGTTTATTTAAAACTTCCGTTAAAGTTGCGCCTACATCGTGTGTATTATGATTATCACTACGGCTAAGTTTGGGCTGAAAATACTCCATCATGTCTTTTACAGTTAGAACAAAATCCTTTCCCTCAAGCTTATTCATTTCTTCTTGAAACCTCTCTAAACCTTTTGACATCATCCATTCTGAAAAAAGCTCCCACTGCACAGTCTTCTTATTTTTTGCACCTTTAGGTCTACCACCTGAAATGTTATGCCCTTTCTGAAAACCCCTCATAATGTTATCTTACAATATAATAATATTGACAAAACATCCCTCTTATATCACACTTTGAGCCTTTTGTCTATAGTTAGAAAACTTTAGTCTTGCCTCCTTCACTTCCTTGGTGTTTCGTTTCTTTTCTATTTTCTTACGCATGTTATAAGCTAGTCTAATGATAGTTGACGCTTTGTAGTAAGGGAACTTGTCCCATACTTTGCGAATTAAATCATTTTCGTATTCAACGTTGGATAGCCAAGGATGATTGTTGCATAGCTGTTTTGTGTACTGGTTTGGCTTGAGTTTCTTTTTATCTTTCATACGGTATTTTAATTTTAGTATTTGAGTTCAGTAATTCAATTTTATTCCAGAGTCGAGTAACTTCCTGAGCATGTTTTTGGATACAAGCCTCATGATAATCAATGCGATCTAAGCAATTTAATATTTCCCTTTCAATGTCCATATAAATTATTTATTCAAATCCCATATTAGTATAATCCACTTCTTTTGGAAACTCATCTACAAAAGTTCCTTTGTTGAAATATACAGTACAACTACTAAGCTGTCCAAAATCCCTGTCTTTCTCGTGTCTGACAAGTAATTTAGCATTTTCCTCCTTACCCGCATCCACATCCCAATTCCTTGAAACAAAAATTGTAGACCAGCTATTATCCGCAGTCTTACCGCTTCCACGCAAAGAGGCTAAACCTTTCCCTGGATTTTTAGAATTAACATGATGAATTAATATAATCGGATTTTTATTATAATTACAATAATTCATCAACTCATTAGCAATCCTTGTCTGTTCTAAATATTCTGGTGCGGAATCATCTTTTTTGATTAAGTCAAAATTGTCAATAAACGTCAAATCTGGTTTAACGTCCTTTATAATTTTAAATATATTTTCCAAAGTAGGCTGTACATCTTGAGGGAAACCCTTTAAATAAAACGTCTCTATCTTTTTCAATTCTTCATATCGTTTTTTGAAAGCCAGTTTTTTAACTGGATCAACGTCTTTTCTGTTTCTCCATTCCTGCTTAGTTATCCCTGCGTAGGCTCTAGCCGTCCTGATATAAATTTCTTTTGTGGTCATCTCAAGAGTTAAAAATAAAATCTTCTTACCCTGAACAGCATTTTTAATAGCTACATCAAAGGCAAAGGTCGTCTTACCTGTTCCAGTAGTTCCAGCTAAAACATTGAACTGATTAGGCTGGATAGGAGTTAAAACGTTGTTTAATCTTTCTGTTCCCCAAGTAAAAACCTGCACGTCTTCATCAAAAATATCTGGCTCAATTTCTTGATCTTCTATTTTTTCGTTTGTTTCTTCAATAGATTTAGATTTTATTTGTTTTGTTAGAGTCAAATTATACTCTTCTTTAATCCACTTAAAAGCATCTTTGTTTGATATTTTTTTAATATCTGCCACAACAGTCACTCTATTCCCCTTGTACGGTTCGTGGCTAGAACTAGCCAAAAAGTCGCCATCACCAATCTTCCCCTGATGAGTACCTGTAAGCCTGCCATCAAGTATTAATCGCTTTTGTTTATCAAAACTGGCTTGTCTATTTTCGCTTGCAAAAGCTCTAATAACTAAATCTTGAAACGGAATCCTGTCAATTTCTGCGTAAGATGTTTGTATTAATTTTGGCTGATACTCCTGCACTTCCTCCTCTTCCTCGTACGGAAACGCCTCAGCTAAATACCAAAGCTCATATCTGTCAGAGTTATAACTCATTGCCCTACACCTGTAAGGCTTAGATTTCATGTGATAATAATTCGGCAATCTCAAAACCCTAGTAATATCATAAACGTTATCCCCCTTAGCCCCGAACTGCTTAGACCATTCGATAATTCCTTTCAGAACTCGCTTATGTAATTTGATATTTTCTTTTGTCACATCACAATTTTCTAGCAACCAGATAGGCTGCACTCCATTTTTAGTTTCAATGATATACGCTGGCGCAAAGTATTCTAACAGAGCTTTTACAATCCTAATCTTGCCCTCAACAATCTGCTTTGTTGTGCTATCATCACCATCCTTGGCCACGTCCAAGTCCGCATAAACCGCATTAATGACGCTTAACTTATCTTTCAATCTGCGTCCATCAAATCCATTAGGTGAAAAATAAACGCCAAAACCCTGTCTATTAAGCTTTTTAAAGCCCTCCTCGTTGTAGCTTGTATAATACATAGCTTTACTACAAGCTGGATCTCTATCGTTAAACACCTGAAATATTGTTTTAGGAAACTCAGGTAAAAAATCTTCAAGCATATTGTTTTTTGTTAAGTTTTAATGCTTTGTTTATAGCTTCATCCATTTCCTCAGTATTTTTAAAATCCTTTAACAAAAAATCGAACTCGTTTATTACAAGCCTTCCCTCGTCCAAATCTTTACGCATCCAAATTCTAATAGCTGCTGCGTCGTTTTTATATGGTTTTCCCTTAGCTAAGACCCAATCCTCAACTTTCTGTATATATTTTTCAACATTTTTGCGGCCAAATACTGCGCAAAGCTTCAATAGCTCCGCTTCCCCTAGTTTAATTTTACCATATTCACCAAAGCTATTTTTTTGTATTTTTTTTTGAGTGCGCACTTTCTTTTGTATATTTTCTTTTGTAATACTTTCTTTTGTGGGTTTCTTTTTCGTAACTACCTGTGTTACGTTTTCGTAACTACCTTGTTTCGTTTTCGTAACTAGTTTCGTTTTCGTAACTAGTGGGGCATTATATTCCTTATTTATGCTGTATAACGTCCTCCCTAGTAACTTTTTCGTAACTAGTAACTTTTTCGTAACTAGTGACACTATAGCTTTCCAAATATTCGGCCTTTTTATTTGTATAATTTTTTCAAAATTACCATAGCTAATCCAGTCATCCTTTTTTTGAAAACCATTTGTCTTTCTTAGCACCAGTAAAACAATTCTTAGCTCTGTTCCATTTAGTTTTGTTTTTATTATTTCCTCTAAAAGATTATTTTCTATTTTTGTAAATTTATTTTCAGTCATTTTTTTTTTATAGAAATAAGTGCTTTCTATTCTATAGAAACAACAAATAGAGGTCAAGTAGAAAATAAGTAAAATAAGAGTTGACATTAAGTTTTATGTGAAATATAATGGAAATAGATATTAATTAAATAGAAACCTTATGAATAGTGAACAAATAAATTTTTATTTGCCAAAAGAATTACTGGAGAAGGCCGATAATCATTGTAAGAAAATTTATAAAAAAAGATCCGTATGGATTAGAGAGCTTATTGTGAAAGAATTAGAGTTAAATAATATGAAAATCTCAATTCCCTCAAAAGAAGAGTGGGATAAACAACAAGCTAACCAATAAAACAATGATTAAAACTAATGTTATATGCGATATATGTACGCTTGTTATGGATAAAAATATAGATCCTTACTATACTATTGAGATAACAAAAGGTGAGATAACAGAACATGTGGGGAGAAGAAAAGAATTTCATTTTTGCAAAGAATGTTTACAAGAAAACTTATTAACTCACCTAACCTCACCCTTATGAACTACGATTATATAACTAAGCACGAAGAAGCTGATGGCTTTAGATGGTATACTGGCATCAATCAAGTTATAGATAAAAATGGAACTATCATCGAAGAGCTGGAAGTATTCAGCTACCCATCTGTCACCTCAATCTTAGATCAGGTATATCCAAAAGATTCATATTTAATTAAATGGATCAGAGAAAACGGTGTGTTTGGCCAGATGGAATTTATCAAGTCTGCTGAACAGGGTACAACGGTACATGTAGCTATTGAACAATTACTAAAAGGAGAAGCTGTACAAACGGCTCTAATGACTCCAAAAGAGTTGAAATGTATTCAGTCATTCATTGACTGGCATAATGAGTTTAACCCCAAGACAATAGCCACTGAGCAGATTGTGATTAATCATAATCATAAATTCGCTGGTAGTCTTGATTATCTCTGCGAGTTGGATTATAAGGATTATAAAGGGCAATACGTGATTGACTTTAAAACATCTAACTCAATCTATCCAAAACACAAAGTACAGGTTGCTGCCTATGCTAACTCGATTCCGGATAATCAAAAAGTGGCTATCCTACATTTAGGTAATAAAACCAAGAAAAAATACTCATTCTTAGAATATGAAATAGACGAATATTGGGATCAGTTTAAGCATTTTAAAGCTACTTATGATATGATGTACCCTAATAAGAAATCAAATAAAATAGATTATCCAGATTATTTTAAATTATAAGTCCAACTATATTAATATTTAACCAAAAAAAATATGCCAGGACAAACCGTAGATAGGAGTAAAACCTATTTAAAAATCATCGGGGGAAACATAGTACAGGAAGTTGATAAAGACAATCCTGATGCTAGAAAACGTGAGTATGAAACATCTGACGGTAAGAAAGGTGTTAAGTATGAGCTAGTCTATATGAACTGGACAGGAAAGATTATAGATATCAGTTTTAAAGAAACAACTTTCGGAGAAATTTGTAATGTCAAAATGGAAGATGCAACGCTTTCCATGCCTGTAACTGGTCGATACTTCCAAGATTTCGCATGCAAAGTATTCAACGCTGACTTATCACAACCTGTAACTCTACATCCTTACGACATTGAAACAGATACAGGACGCAAGACAGGTATTAGCTTCCAACAAAACGGTGATAAGTTAAGTAATTATTTCTATGACTTTGATAAGAAAGAAAAGTTACATGGCTTTCCAGAAGTTGATAAAAAGAAAAGCGAGAAAAAGACTTACTGGAAGATCTATTTTATCGAAGTACAAGAGTTCTTAACAGAGAAGTTAAAAGAATTAGCTCAAACAAGTTTTATCGTTCGACCTGTAGAGGCAGAGGCAGATCAAACAGAGCCATTAAAAGATAATGAGATAATGCCAGAAGACGTTGACAACGAACTGCCATTTTAAAAAAAATAAACTCATAGATGCTGAAAAAAATAAATGGCGGAGATTAACTAGAACCAAAGCTAGTCGAAACATCTATGAGTTTATTCTCTTGACATTTAGTTCAAGTTAATATAACCTTATTACAGTTAATAATAACAATATGAAAATAAAACGAAGACAGATTACAGTAACCTTGCCCGAAGTGTTAGTAGATAGAATTGAGAGGCAAGCAAAGCAAGAGTTGCAACATCGCAACGCTATAATGACTAAGATTGTTAATCAGTATTATAATAAATAATTTCCTAACCTCAAAACTATGGAAAACACATATTATTATGAAGTCGAAGTACAACACTTTGATGAGTATGATGGCATCAAAGGCCGTAAAACCCACCTTGTAAAGGCAAAAGGGATAATCGGGGCGATTAAGCTTACTAAGAAAAAGCTTGGCAAAGAGGGGTATGTCGTATTAAGAGCTGAGAAAACTGATTATGATACTATATTTATTTAAACCAAACACACTATGAAAATTACAATAGAAAACAATCAGGGAGAGGAAATATTTATGGGTCAAGGCTTACATCTTGAAAAGATAATAGATGAAATAGGACGCTTTGAAAAGCTCGCTAAGACGTGTAAAAGATGTAGGGACGTTATGGTCGAAAGTGAAATGTATTGCTCTGAGGAATGTGCTAGAGAGGCGGGAGCAGCTAGTGATTATCCTTATGGAGAAGTGGCTGATGATAATATAAAAGCTATTCCTAACCCAGACCTATGAGCAATATTAAAAGAGTATGCTGTGAGTGTAAGCATGAAGTGGGAGATAACAACGAGGCTCTTCCAACTACTGAGCAAGAAATTATAAAAGAAATACAAGAACTGCAAGCTTTCTTTCACAAGCCTATTAGTCTCTGTATCTCTCATGGATATTGTAGACCTTGTTTTGACAAAGTAATGAAAGAAATAGATTCTAACACTTAATAATATGAAATATTTAAGCATTATTGGACAGTTTAGATCAGACGATTCTAGCAGAATGATGCACGATAGAACACAAGGAAGAGAAGCAGCTCAGGATTTTACGCTTAGATTTAAAAATAAACAATTAGAATATTGCTCACCCGCTAACCTTCCTATAAAAGAAATAAAATTAGCTATTAACAATGGAGTGTATTCAGAAATTAACGGATTCAAAATAAGAATTTATCAAATTATCAAAACATAATGAACAAAAAAGAAACAATTGACGCACCTTATACCGTGCTTGATAAATACAAGGAAATTGATGAAACAGCTAGAGAGGTAAAAGAGATTCTAGGGGATGATCTATCAGTTGAAGCTGTAAGTTTCCTTGATGATGATTTAAGACAAAGGATAATTGAATTGATGCAACTTAAAAACTAATTGAACAAATATATGGAAGAAAAGCAAAATGACATAGAATGTAATGAATTATCAGAAGATGAATGTGAGCACAGAAACGTAAGACCAAGTGGAGCAGGAATAATCACAATGTATGATGGTAAAGATTTTGACATAATACAGCCCTATCTTTGTGAAGATTGCAATTGTGCCCTTCACATTTATTTTGAAAAAGGAAAACAAGTTAAGGTCGAAAAAATGATAAAGCTGTACAAAAAAAATAAAACTGATTAAAGCTTAAAACACAAAATGGAAAAACAAAGATCACTCGACAAATCACAAGAACTAATTGAAGAAATAAAAAGCTTAATCCAGAAAGCCGTTGAGTTAGAGATTATCAAACCAATAGACAACAGTAAGATAACGGAAGTAACTAAAAAAATATTTATAGAAATATACAAACTTGCCCCTTGACATTGTAAAAGTAGTGTGCTAGAATATACATAGTTAGTAATAATTAACCCCACCAAATGAAACAAAAATAAAAATAGATAAAAAGTACGACATACTATAAATGTCAAAAAACAAAAATATCCATAACCTCATACAAATGGAAACTGTCAAAAAATATGTTATTCCTATTATAGCTGTCTTAGCTATTACAATCCCCGCAATGGCATTATCGAATGCCATGCACACAAAAACAGCTGATTACTATATTGAAGCCATCAAGATAAAACAAGCTGAATTAGATCAACTAGAATATGAAAGTTGTTTGTTCAATGTTGAACAAGCTAAAGAACAATTAGCAGATTTTTATGATGATGAATTAGATATTGAGTATGAAGAAGTACATAGTTTAAGTACGACCGTTGATGCTGGTTGTTTGGTTCCAGCGTCAATTACTGACTCGTTAGGAAGCGGAGAGGGTACAGGGGAAGGAGAGGCTACGGCCTCTCTCTCTCCTGATGAGCTTTATTATATATTCAATAGAGCAGATGGAATTAGCTCCGCAAATGTTTCTCAATCACAAAGAGAACACTTTGCCAACAACGGATATATGGCTACTGATATAGCTACTGATGGTCGTTACCTTGTTGCTTATGCCCCCTCTTATGAATGGATGGATGATGAGGGTGTTATACATGACGATGTTAAAGAATATACTGTTAAGATAGTTGAGAATTATGACACTATGGGGCTTACTGTAGAGCTTCATTGGGATTGGAACAATGTGCATTATAATTTTGCAATCGGACACATGAAACAAATTTGGGTAGATGATGGATCTATTGTAAAGACTGGTGAGAAAATTGGAAGTACAGGGGGATGCGTGGGAGATTTGCAAATGGGTGAAAAGAGTACAGGATGTCATATCCACTTTGAGTATCGAGTAGAACATAACGCCACTGCATACCCTGAGTATACTAACTCACCTCATGGAGAAGACTTAGAGGCTCTAAGGAAGCATAGAAGTAATGACGACAAATTAGCTGCATATTTACAACAATATGCTGCTGATGACGTTAAACCTCTAGCAGATATATTTAACAAGGCTGGTGAGGCTCATAAAATTAAGCCAGAAGTTTTAGTATGTATCGCTATGGCTGACACAACATTAGGAAAAGCTACTAGAACAGAAAATAATATCGGAAATGTTGGAAATACGGCGACCTCTAGTAAATCTTTTGACACTTTAGAAGATGCTATCTTTGCAATGGGATCAACTTTGAATAATCAGTATTTAGGTTCTCATACTAATATAGGACAACTATCACCAGGAGGGGGCGGTACTGGGAAAATATATGCAAGCTCTGACTACAATTGGAATAAAAATGTATTAGCTTGTTTAACTGAAATTACTGGACAATCAGTAGATGAAACTTTTAACTTTAGAATCTAACCAATAAACAAATGGACACGCTTAAAAAATGGATAATCTTTATGGTAATTGCAGCCGCAATTCTTTTAGGCTCAAAACTTCCAACGGAAGGGTATTACATGTTGCTTAAATTATTTTTATACTGTTTCGCTACGTTAGTATATTTTGAAGCTTGTGACTCTTAACCAATTTATAAATGATAAAACTTTGGACAAAACTATATAACCTTTTACGCTCACACAAACGTATATCTCGTAACCTCAAAAACTATGGACGATAAAATCACTCAGTTCTTACAGGGAGCCATTATTGGACTCTTTACTGGTTTAGCCTTTTGTTTATTATATATAGCCGTTAACTTTTGTTGAGTTCTTTCTTGTTTTGTGAGATATGCCAAGAGGGAAGAAGATTTTTATCTCCTCTTGGCAACCTCATCCTATGAAAATTTACAATATAAAAATATCACCATGAATCCTCATGTCAATGATAAACCTAAAAAGAAAATGTGTTATCTTGATTATGTCAAAGAACAAATAGAAAAAGGAGAAATTAAACAGGACTATGAAACTATTGAACGGAAAAATAAAGCAGGTAAAAAACATAATGGTATAGGTATATGAAAATATTAAATCTATATGCTGGTATAGGAGGTAATAGGAAGTTATGGGGGAACAATCATAATATAACTGCGGTAGAAATTAATCCAGATATTGCTAAAATTTATCAAGACTTTTTCCCTAATGATAAAGTTATAATAGCTGATGCACACGAATATCTTTTAGAACACTTTAAAGAGTTTGATTTTATTTGGAGTAGTCCACCATGTCAAAGCCATTCAAGGATGGTAAAAGCCACTAAGCACGATATAAGAGTTTACCCTGATATGAGCTTGTATCAGGAAATTATATTATTAAAAGAATTGTTTAAGGGCAAGTGGATAGTTGAAAACGTAAAAGCTTATTATAATCCTCTTATAAAACCAAAAGAAATAGGAAGACATTGGATCTGGTGCAACTTTGATATTACTTATAAAGACTTTTCCACCCCCTCTGGATTTATAGATAAAGATAATGTAAAAGGAGCTGAAGAATTAAAAAAATGGCTAGGGCTAGAGTATGAAGGAAATATTTACTACAAAAACAATCATTGCCCCGCACAAGTTTTAAGAAATTGTGTACACCCTAAACTTGGCTTACACATATTTAATGAAGCCTTTAATATAAAAGATACAACATTTAAACAACAATCTTTATTATGAAATTACAAGTCAATATTAAGCCAATGACAGTAAATCAAGCATGGTGCGGACGTAAATTTAAAACTCCTAAATATAAACAATGGAGGGAAGAATTTAGCTGGATAATTAAAGATTGCAAACTACATAATGAAGAAGTTAAATGGTGTACGCTTGATCTTAAATTCTATATCAAACATTATGCTACAACTGATATAGATAATCTCCTGAAACCATTGCTTGACGCACTGCAAGAATCTGGCATATTACTAGATGATAAATATGTCAAACGTATAACTGCAGAAAAGTTTAAATCTAAGAAAGAATATATTGAAATATTAATAACCCCTATAAAATGAGAGAAATAAAATTTAGGATATGGGATAAAAGATTAAAAGAAATGGATTACTCTAGAGACTATCCTTTATTGAGCGACTTTTTTGGAGAAACAGTTTCTGAAGAAGATCAAATCTATATGCAATACACGGGCCTCAAGGACAAGAATAGTAAAGAAATTTATGAAGGGGATATATTAGAGTGTGAGTTCTATAAAGGGGCGAAAGTGTTAGGAGAAGTGAAATGGGATAACATATATGAAGAACAAGAAAATGTCTTTAACGGTAAAAGTTCAAGTTTAATGGCCCCTTCATTTACTATTTGGTCTTTGCCAAAAGATGTAGGGCTAAGAGCTATAAGCATGTTTCCTCAATGTCGCAACAATATTAAAGTAATAGGAAACATCCATGAAAACCCAGAACTACTAAACAAAAAACCAGCTTCCTGATAGTTCCTGTAACCCATTGGTTGATAAACTAGGAGCTGGTTTTTTGTAAAAGTACTAATAACGCAATCATAATTATTTTTGTATCTGGTAAAGGCTTGTAGTCGCCCCCCACGCTAGGATTCCAAACGTAAGCAATCTAGCTAATATTTCCTCTGGAATAAAGGTTTTACTTAAAGCATATATCAATCCGCATACTGCTGATATTGCAAAAGAGAATACACGAGGATCAATCTTAGGATATTTCTTTTTCAAAAACTGTGTACCGAATCCAATTAATAATACTGCTAATCCGCTAAGTGTTATTGTTTGTTCCATACTATTGTAAGTTAAATTTCTTAATTAAATTAGCTCCAAATTGTGCTAGTTCTGCCTTTGTAACTGCTTGATTTGGTTTAAAAAACCTATCTTTAGGATCATAAATATTATCAGAATTATGACCTCTCAAAACTTGGTTATCTAAACAAATTTTAATAGCTTCCGCATACGGCGACTTCTCTGATACATCTCTATAAATCATCTTAATATCCTTTGTATCAAACACAATATATCCATTATAAGTATCTTGTGTTTTGTTATAAGGAATATAAAAAGTTCCGTTCTTGAATTTACCCCAATCTTTACCGTAACTATTCAGAGCTTTAAAACCATTATTATCATAGCCAACAATCGCAAAGGCATGACCACTAATCCTTTTTCCATCTATCCCTGACCAGTACCCTGTTCTCCTTGCTAACTTAAAATTAGTGCCTGTATAAGTTCCTCCTGTGTATATTGGATACCCCCTTGACAACCACTCCTTAAAACTGTTTTCACTATGATTAACTCGTGCATATCCAGTAATTGTGAACTTGTCTAAATCAATCCCTTTCTCCCTATTCTTTAAACCCTTATCTTTTAAAATCTTCATAGCGTGCTGTAACGAATCTCCATAAGCTTCACTAGCTCCTCCATCTGCTTTCTGGTTGCTCCATTGCTCGTCTGCGCTCAATACAATCTGTAAATGATGTTCCAGTCGATTAAGAATTTCAAAGACGTGTGTGAGAGCGTAAGCCGTACATTTCATACTGTTGCCCTGGTTCTTGGCATTAGTATTAAAAAGATCCACCTCATCTGGTAAACCTCCTATTTCTGCACCAAGAAGATGGACGGCTTTATAATCCCTTGGATCGGGCTTGTCTACCGCTCCACCATATAATTCTTCTTTTGCCATATTGTTATGGTTATAAGCAACTTACATTGTAACAGGTGTTGTGGGGAATTACAATTTGAAAGCGATATTTTTTTCAGAAATAGTATTAATCCATTCATTAAGCTTAAAGTCATAAACTGAACCATCAGAATCTTCTATTCCTGTTTTACCTACATACATCCATTCTTTTTCTTTTTCGTCAAAATAAGCATACTTAATAACAGTTTGTAATAATCCTCCACTTTCAAAGCAAGTGAACACTATTACATCACCTATCTTATATAATGGTTTATATTTCTTTTCCATAATTGTTTTTGTTATTTAATAAAATTATAAAACTTTACAAAATTTTCACATTCTTTTTTTCTTGAAGAGTGTGACATCCCCTGAGAAATAAGATGTGCATTATATTTTTGTAATTTATTTAAAAGATCAAGCTTTTCCTCGTCCGCAGAATTTCTAGCTCCTGCCTTTGTCCCGAAAATTATCATGTTAATCATAGCTGCCTCTTTTGCAAATTCTCTAGGGCTTACTGCTCCTGATAATTTTAAAGCTTGCTGCATCTCTTTAAACTTATTCCCCGCTTCATTTCTTAACTTAATTAATTTATCTTCAATAATACTCATTGCCCACAATTTAAATTTAGGATTTAGCCACATTGCAAAATCTAAAAATAAATATGGGTGAACCCAAGTACCCCCATTCTTTCCCCTTTTTGTTTCAATTACTTTTACTGGCTCTATTAAGGGCAAAGTTAATTCACCATTTTTATGGGTATTTTGTTTTTTGGCTTCTAGTTCAGCCTCCCTTATAGTTTCAGCAAATTCTTGAGTTTGGCTAAGACGCATATAGTTTTCTACCTTCTTAGTGCTTTTTGGATTATCTTCTAAAAAACAATCCATGAGATCATTTAAATTCAAAAACTCCGTCTTTGAATTTTGACGAATAGTTTTACCATTAAACTGACGTTGCATTATTACCGCAGTCTTCATAAGATAAAGTTGTTAATATTACTAGATATTAACATAATACCCATTGGCGAATTAAAGTCAATGGGTATTTTAAAAGACCCCCTCCAAAGAGGGGTGACTTTGAAACCACTATACCAAAAAGCGCCCTCAATTGCGAAGGCGTTTTTTGGCTGATTTTGAAACCCGTTTCAAGGGGGCATCAACTTAATCAAACTGTGTCCCCTTGTTGTGTTGACAAATTGTTTTATCTGTGATATAGTTGGAGTGTAATTTAATTTATTACATGCTTACATCTTTTGTAAAAAAGTATTGGCTAGAAATATGGTTTGCAATAATTGTTTTAGGTGTTATTTTTACGCCTGATTTAATCCCTCAAGGAGGGGCAACACCTCATTATCTACCATAATTACATAGCCTCAACCGCCTCCTGCATTTTCTTAGATATATATTCCTCATACTCTGGATATTCTTCATATAGCTGATCTACCCGTTCATTAGCCTTTTCTTTATCAACCTTTGCAATATTTACTAGGTTAGACACTTCTGTTCTAATTTTCTTTTGGTCTTTCGACTTCCCTGTAACTTTATCCCTCTCATATCTAACTCTCTCACTTATATATTTTTCTTGCTCAGGATTTTCGTCATACAGTTTATCAAGTTCCTTATTAGCTTCTTCTGGATCTTTTTCTGCTAACTTAGCTATTCTTTCAGCCTCATCATATATTTTCATTTTAGTCTTATCCATTGAAAACCCTGGATCTTGATATTTCTCTGTTTCCTCAAATCTTCCTACACCTAATGATTCGGCCTTTAACCCTGTTGTTGTTTTTAATAAAGCCTCCCAAGGCTCCATGTCTCCTTGTACTGTTCTTTCTACGTTCCTTACCCCTGTACCTATTACTGGCAATAATTGAGGGGCTAAATATGAAGCTACATCCCAACCCCATTTTGGTGTCCAAGCATCTTCATAACTTATCTGTCTACCACTAAAAGGATCGTGATTTTGAGATATATTTAACATAGCTTGCACGGGAAAAGATCCAATTCCAGGCACCGTCCCTGACACATACCCCTCTAATTGGTCTGGTAAAAATCCTAATGCCGTATCTTCTCCTGTATACCTTCCCTTAAACAAGTCTGCAAAGGGAGTGTATTGACTAAAATTCATGTAAGTAACATCTCCATTCTCCGCTCTTCCTATAGGGATCATCCCATCTCTATATACTGAGGTTTTAAAAACTTCCTTTTCCTCATCTGTTAAGTCTAATTGACTTGCTACTAAATTAGCTACTGTTATAGGGAACCATACTGGCATTGTTGTCCTAACAGGAGTATTAAGGGCTGCCTTAACAATCTCTGGATAAACTTTATACCTCCATGTAACAAAAGGGAGACCAATAACAGAGCGTCTTGCTTGAGCTATTAAAGGCGGGATCTCTCCATAATCAGGGGTGACTCTATTAGCCTGCTGTAAAGCTTCTAAAGGCTTTAACCCTTTTGCTCTAAGTTTTTTATAATTAGCCATTAAAAACATGTTATCGCCAAACTCATAACTCTCCCCTAAGAATCCGTCTATCTTTTTTATAAACTGTTTTACCTTACCACCTTTTTCAAATTCTCCCACAACCTCCTCCAATCTATTTCCTAAGTCTCTTGTAATTCCAGTATCACCTAATCGACCATAAGCTAACAACTCTTTATAGAAATTATCTTTATTCTTTATTGACTTAATTGAATCTACTAAATCCTTTGCCCCGCTAGGAGAAATAAAGTTATGACCTAAAATAGATTGAGATGTAGCAAAGTTAGAGGTCAAGTTTCTAAATTGCCCTCCTGGATTTCTTACAGTCAAATTGGCTTTCATAAAATTATTAAGCTTAGTCAATGTCTTACTAAGCTTTTCGCTATCCGCCTTCATCCCTTCCATATAGTCAAAAATATCTTTCTTCAAAAACTTTCCTTCTAAAGCTCCATATCCATCACCAAGTTTTTTATAATTCTTAAATTCTCCTGCGGGGATTTCATCTACTACATATTTTGTACCCTCTAAATCTTTTAAAAACTCTGCATTAATTCTTGATCGTTTTAAATCAAATAATGTTTTTCCTATAACGTATTCAGGATCTTGCACTTCTTCAAGAAAATCCCTAATTGCTAAAGACAACTCATCGTCACCTAACTTTCTTCTTTTTGTAAAATCACCGCCTTGTTTAATCCCTGATGGCATTAAACCTTTAAATTTGTCTTTAATATTCTTAGTCATTATCCCCATAATGGCATCCTCTGCGTCCTCTAAACTAAACTTCTCGCTTGCTATTTTTTTACCTTTAGTAATAAGCCTTTTTCCACTACTTATTTTCCCCTTTCCTTTTTTTATAAAATTTCTTGATTTTATCAATGTTTTTTTCTTTTTATCATCTTTTAAATTTAAAGCTTCTTTATTTAATTCCTTTCCTTTTGCAATAAGATTTTCTCCATCTGATATACTTTGTTCCCCCTTCCTTTTTATCTGTTCACTTTGTATTATCTTCCCTTTTTCCTGAAAAGCTTTTATTAAATTATTGTACTTTTCTGCTGTAGGCGAAAAACCATCAACCTTATGAGCTGCGTATAGTCGCCTCATATACTTTCCTACATTTACCTCAAAAACTTCTTTCTTTAAATTCCCAATCTGCACCTGTCTAAGCCCTTCAATATCTATTTCATCTCGTATAGGATCTAACACATTCCTAACCTCTTTATCTAATTTAACATCTTCACCACTTAAATACTTAAACGCATCCTCTTTACTAACTTTCTTTTTAGTAATTTCAGATAACTGTTTTGTAAACTCTTGAATACCTTTAAACTCTGTATTCTGCATCTTCCTATAGTCTTCTAAAGCTTTATATACGTCATCAGGCAATCCAGCTTGAGGGGTAAGTTTTGCTAATTTAGATTTTGCAAAATGCTTAAACTCTTTTAGTTTAGGCAAATTAGTAGCCATATCTAAAACTTTTGCTACTCCCTTTACTGCATTGGAAGTCAAACCACCTACTGCCTTATCTACTAGCCCTAATAAATCTTGTGACATTCCCCCACTCTTCCTAATCTTTTTTAAATCATCTTTCGCTACTTCAAACGTACCCTCTTTTACAGCCTTCTCACGCGACAATTTCTTTTGTAGTTGTTCCTTTATGTAGTCTAACCTTTCTTGTTTTAGAGGGGCTGTAACGGCCTCCTGTGCCTTCCTACTTTGTTCTTTTATAACCTTATCTATATCTATACCTTTATTCAAAATCTCTACCTGTTCCACAACATTTAAGAACTCTTTATTAGCAGGTATTTCAAAAGTATAATCTGTATGACCTTCTGCTAAATGCCTAATGGCTATTTCTTTTAATTCTTTTTTATTAGGCTTTCTATTATTCTTCTTATAAAAATCTGAATACCATTTATCATTATTACTCTTACGCCCTTCCCTTCCAACAACTTTTCCCTCCTCATCTCTAATTAATTTTCCCTGTTCAACACCCTTTACCATATTAGGTTTTAGCATCTCTTCTATATAATCATTAATCATCTTCTCACCTTTATTCATCAACTCCTTTTTCCTCAGCTCTAAATCCTGACTTAAAGCCTTCCCCTCTTTATCACCTCTTAACCATGCAAACTTATCTGTTTTTAAAGTTTCTTTGGGTAAAGCTATCTTGCCTGTGGCTTGGTTGTAGATGTCGGTGAGTTCCTCTTTTGTTTTGATTTGTGAGTCTTTAAATACTACCCTTAATTCTTGAGGTCTATTCACTTTTGCATCATTTGTATCTAATACGTTTTTAATAATTAGCCCATCATTCCCGTTTTTCTTTGCCGTTTTAATAGCTTCATCATGTATCGCTCCATACCCCCTACCTTTTGCATCAATTACTAGAGGATTTTCAATTTTTATACTAGCTTCAATTATTCTTGGATTTAATCCGTATGCTTTTATTAATTCTGGATCTGCTTTTGCGTACGTTTTTGCTATCTTTTTATCGGATGTAAAAAATAATAAATTTTCACCACCATACTTATTACCAGAAGCTAAACCAGTTTTTGATAAACTTAATTTTTCAAAAGGCTCATTGGTTCCATGATAAAATATTTGTTGAGATTTCACAAACTCCTCCGCACTCTTATACTTCTTAGCCTCATCGTATAATGGTTTTAGTTCTGGTGATACTTCTGGCAACGGTGCTGCCTTCTCTATACCTGGTCTACCCTCTGGTTTTCCTATGCCTGTTAATCCTGCTAATCTCTGTTCTTTAAACGTACTAAAGGCGTTGCCTAAAGTTGTATCTCCCAACCTTATATCTTTTAAACCTTTAACAACTTGTTGAGGACTCATACCTTGATCTATCATTTTCTTAGCTTCAACCTCTGCTTCTTCAACTACCTTTTTCAATTCTTTATTTTCTACCTTTTTTAAATCTTCAATTTTTCTAATTCCTAATCCTTTCATAGCTCCACCCAATACAGCCCCAAAACCTAAACCTTGTAAAAAATTAGAAAATGTATACTCTTGCCCTGTACCTTTTCTTACCGCTACCTCTGTCAATTCCTCTGCTACATTGTACCCCAATACCTCTGCCAAAATGGGATGTGCTTTTTCAAATTTATTAAATGCTTGAAATACCTTAGATACTTTTCCTAAATTCTTAGCAGTAGCCATTGCCGTAACTCCTTTTGAGATAAGACCAGCTACTCCCGCATACGTCCCAAAACTAGACAATATATTTGTACCAGTTCCCACAAGAGCCTTTGCCTTAGCCCCTTCCTCTGTTAGAAATTCATTAGCGATAGGAAAGTCTTTATAGTACATTTGACCATCTTTGAAATAAACATCTTTGCCTAAAGCTGCTAAATCTTGAGGACTTAACACCCCTAAACTTGCCCCCTCTACTAAGTCGTTAAAAGACTTTCTAACCGCCTCGCTTTCTTCTAAATCAATTAATCTATTCTCGCCCAACCTCTTCCTTAAATCAGCATCAAAGTGTTCTGCTACGCTGGCTAAAAAGCTTGCTGTTTGTTTTTCCTTATTATATTCCTCTTCAAGTTCCTGCATTCTTTCGGGTATCGCTTCCCTTAATTTTTCAACAGGCGTACCTTGAAACTGACTACCCAGCTTCTCTTTCATCCAAGCGTTCTTTTCCCACATTTGATCTATATTAGATCTAATGTTATATACCAAATCCATCCTGTCTTGCCCTGCCTGATAATCCTTTTCACTCAATGATGATATAGTTGTATCAGCAGGTCTACTCACTCCATCCTCAACACCTTTCAATCCTGTTTTAGTAGCGAGGGTGCTAACAGACTCATTCACCTTGCTCATTGCTTCCTCAAGTTTCTGTCTTCTTTCTGCTTGCCGTTGAGTCATTTCATCCCTTAAAGTTCCTGCCATTGCTCTTAACTTCTCATAATAAGACCTACTGCCGTCTTCCATTATATCCCCTACAAATCCAGTTTGTAGATCCACAAATTGCTGCCTATATTTTTCCGCCTGTTTCATCAAAGGACTTACTGTAGGCTGCTCATACTGTTTAATCTCTTCCTCTTTGCGCTGTTCTATAGCCTGCTCATAAGGAAGCTTAAAAGAATCATCCGCTTGTTGTTGTGCTAATTTTTCTTTCTCTTGCTCCTGTAACCCTTCAAGAGCTAACTGATATGGTAATTGTGCCATTGTCATTTATTTAAAAATATACTCTACTACCTCCACCACTAGAGGTCGAACCAGTAGAAGATGTTTCTCCTCCTACTCCCATCTCTTCCATCTTCATTTCTACCCATGCTCGTTGATCTGTAACTGACTCGAATTTTCCTTTTGCTTGGTTCATTAAGTCCTCATATATCTTAGACTTTACCGCATCAGCTTCTGTAGTCTTCCCCTGGCTCATATAATTATTAACCATTTGGATAAGTCTTTCAACATTACTCATATCTAAAGTTCCTAAAAACTCTGTTCCATACTTAGCTGTTGGAGCTGGCATCTCGCCTATTTGCTGTTGAGCTGCTTGTACCTGCTTATCTCTTTCTGGCTGATACCTTTCTGGACTTAATATAGCAGATTCTAGGGCTGTATCTATTTGTCCTTTTCCTACCATCTGCTCTGCTATAGGTTGTGCATCTGCATATTTTCCTTTCAAGTTTCCTGACTTAAATCCAAAATTGTTTCCATATGTACTCTGTAAATCTTGCATATTATATACCCCTAAAGTATTAACACCCTGACCTTCACCTCTATTCTGTCTACCATCTCTATTAGACTCAACCACTAATATATCACCACTATTAGGATTATACCCCAACACAACTGCTACATGTCCATATCCTTTTCCATCACTCACTCCAAGGGGTACTAATAATTTATCCCCTGCAGTTGGATTACTCCTGTGTGTAATATTAGATTTCTTGCTAGACCAACTATCACCTACCGCTCCTGCATCACTTAAATCTGAGGCATAATAACCACACCATCCTACCTCTGTACCCAAGTTAAATAAATCATCTAAACTTTGCTCTCCCTTAGTCCACCCCTCTGAGCTTGTATCAATCGTATCTGAATAAACCCCGCTACCATTTCTTTGTACTGCCTGTTTCTCTAAATCAGCCAAATACCCTTCCATCTCCATATTATATTTATGTTCCATCTCCATTTGCTGCAATAGTCTTTCCTGTTGTGCTGCTGCGTCCAGTAATTCATAAGTTCTCTGATCCTGTTTATCTATCTCATCCATTAATCGAGCATAAGTCTCACCTGCTGCACTATACATATCCGCCATACCTGTTGCTGCCTGTCCTACCGTCATCTGGAAAGAATCATATTTACTCTTCATCTCCCTACTTCTTTCATCCATTGACTGACGCAAGGTCGGATAAGCATTAATCCCCGCTGCTTCATACAGCTTGCTCTCACCAATATCTTGGTTAGTCACATTCTTTTTCATATTCAAAGCTTGTTGCAATCCAAACAATCCTGCATTAGTAGGCTTCCAAGCGTCCATCGCTGCACTCGCTTCCTGTGCTTGCCGTTGCTGTGTTTGATATTTTGTATCCAACCCCTTAGTTGATAATTCCTCTGGACTAAAGGTCATACGTGCAAACATATCCATCTCTTGTTGAGTCTTAGGATTATAGCCCATACTCTGAGCTGTCTGCATAATTTTAGTAATATCATCCGCTCCAACTGGTGCTGCTGTAGGCTGGCTTACAGTTGATTGAGGTTTGTTTTCTGGTTCTGGTACGTTAGGCATATTTCAATTATTATAATGTTATTGGATTTCTATAAGCGACATTCTGTCTCTCCTGTCCAGCCAAGCCACTTAGAGTATCTGCTAATTCTTGTTGTTTCTTCTCTTCTAATTGACCAGTAACTCCACCTGTTAATTGTGCTCCTGGTATTCCCATTAACGCTGCTTGACCTGATCCTAATCTGCTTTCCGCTTCTGCTGCTAATGAAGCCATATTTTTCAAATATCTAGCTTGATTACTCGAACTCATCAATCTAGCTGCCTGATTAACATTACCCTCATAAAACATTCCCTCTGTATCTGTCTGTGTAGGTATAGCCGTATTGCCTGCTGTTTGCGCATAAGCTGCGTCCTTACCCAACTCTTCTATAGCCTTACCTGTAAACGTCATTCCGCTCTTTTCTAATCCTTCTTTCATCTGTCTAGTAGCCTGACCTTTTTCAAATCTTTCCTGTTCCATTTGCATTTCCCTTTCTTTAACCGCAAAATCTCTAGCTCGTCCCACTTCATCAATCATCTGGTTAGCCATTGTTTGATAATATGGATCTATTGTATCGTTCTTAATCCTTTGAAACTCATTTAAAACATTTTCATAATTAATCTCTGCATCTGGATCCCAGCCTTCCACAACACTTTTATAAAACATCTTCTGCTCGTCTGGTATGGGTAAACTATCTATATAATCAAATGCCTCCTGATAAGGGCTACCTGTAGGCTCTGGCTCTCCTGTAGGTGTATCATACCCCCCTGTCGGATTCTCTGCTGTATCTTCATTGTAACCCATATTATAAGCCTCTGCATCTGTAGCTGTAGGTTTAATCAAGTTCCAAGCGTCTTGTTTAAAAGGTGAATCATTCCACCATTGATAATTTTGTAAATTCTCAAATCCTTGTTGTTTAACATATTCTGCTAAAGACTCTGGCGTACTTGTAATTTGCTGTATCAATTCCCAAGCTTCCTGCTTTACTGGTGAATTATTCCACCAATCATATTGTTGTAAATTATTAGTAGCATCCATTTCAAAAGCTTTCCTAACTAAGGCCATTGCATCCTCTGACCCTTGAGGTAATTGTGTACTACCCAAGCCTCCTGTCTGTGTACTCCAAGCATCCGCACCTGTGCCTGCTGTACCTGGCTGTCCTGTTTGCGCCCATTGCTCTGGTGATCCTGGCTGAACTGTTCCACCTGTCTGTCCTGACTGTGCTTGTTTAGCTTTTTGCATAGCCCACTCTGCTGCTGTCATTCCCTCTGGCTTTTGTTGCCCCGCTTTATCCATCACCCAGTCAACGGCTGCACCCTGCTTAACCACATCCCCCTCACCTGTATAATCAGCTTGTTGTACTCCTGACTTGATAAACTGTCCATATTGATCTCCTTTCGGAGCTGATTGAATAGCTTGTACTGCTTCTTGTGAATCTAAAGGCTCATCTGCAAAATCTGCAAACGCACTTATCTGGCCTCTTAAATATGTGTTTAACTGATCGTCCGCTAAACCTTGTAACCCTAATTTCTCTCTCATAAAATCTATATTCTTAGGATCATCTGGATTAACGTTATAACCAATACTAGCCT